TAACCTCTGCCTTGTAGGTTGTTTCAAGGGCATTAGATATCTTATCTTTCGGATCCATAATATCTCCACGTTACTTACTAAAACCTTGTGCTGGTGTGAATATCGGTCCTGATACACCAGTTGTCGCACTTCCAGTGATACCAAACGATTGCAATAAGAAGTCTCCGCCACCTCCACCAGTTCCAGTCAAATCTGATCTGAATTCTGCTGTGATTCCTTCGATAACCTTTCTTGATGTTATCGGTCCATAGACGTAACTCTTTGCTAAAAACTCGAAGGTTGTTGTTATAAACCTTCTATTTAAAAAGTTCCCCTCATACTCCTCTTGTATTGAAACATTTGATAGGGTAATCGGAATATCAACTTTATCATGAATTGTATTCATGTTTAAAGAAATAATAAACTCCGGAGTGAAATATGGAGTTATCTGCTCCACAATCTGTAGGTTTTCATCTATGGATGCAGTAAAAGCATACAAACCAAAACTCACGTTGTAAGGGACTTCGTGAAACATGAATTCTGCCGTGCTTCCGGCCACTGTATTTCTTCCTTTTCTGAGTTTATTAATTGTTCTTGTTGGATCATAATTAATACCAGTAATATCAAAACCCATTCTTGGTAAAATGGCTTTTACCTTTGTTTCATCCTCAAGAATAGAGCCACCCTCATTTAATCTTGCGATAAACTTTTCCTTTGGTGCGTATGAAATGGGAACTCGAAGAGTCTGTAAAACATTGTTCGAGGAGTCGAACTTTCTCACGTTTAAATTATTAAACAGAGATCCAAACCCAATGACAAGTTTTCTTAATGATTCGTGGTAAAACGTTGAAAACATTAGTATCTACCCTCCGAGAATGGATCGGTATCGGTAAAGTCAAAGATGTCATCACCGAAGTTTTGTAGATCATCATTGTCACCAAGAGTAACACCAGTTGCGGCTTTCGGAATAACGATGTCACCAGAGATACCAGCGATATCGTCGAGTGTGTCGATGTCTCCAAATCCGGTATCCATTGTCTCTTGATTGTAAGTGAATGTTTCACAGATCAAAATGAAGGTGTAGTTCTTTCCGATTTGATAGAACGGATTTTCATGTTCAACAAAATTGATTTCAAAAAGAGTATTGCTTAGAGGAAAGAAAACCAAGTCTCCCTCTCTGGGCCTTGTAATTGTTGGTTGAAAAGTCGTTACCTCTTCCAAAAACCTTTTCTTTGATATGACTAAATTCATTCGATCTAAAATTTGAATGCCAAACTTTTGAAGAATATCTCCGTCCCCCTCAAATCCATTGACGGACTGAATATACATCTCCATCTCAAACCCTTTTGAAAACTTGGCACTGTTATCTTCTCCAAAGAGTTCATCCTTATTGAGCAAAGTTCTTGGAATATAAACCATGTCTCGTCCATTTATTTTAATGGATTCGATAGATAAATCTTCGACAAGATTTTGCTCGCTTGAATTCTCTTTGAAGTAAGGGCTTTTCATGCTACTATAAAGTCAATCGGAAGTTCGTATTGCGAGTAGAACTCTTGTTCAATTTGCTGAATTTCACCAATCGCTTCAGCATAAATTTGTGGACCGTTCAACTGAACTCCACCGGGTAACTGAACACCTGCGAACTTCGATAAGTTTGTCCCCCATTGTTTTTTAATAAGTGCCGTTACATATCTTTTCAACATTCTATCGTTGTAAATTTCTGTAAAAGTTTCTGGATCTAAAGCGGCATATGCCTCAATAATAATAAAATCACCTTCGGTAATTGTTTGATCCATGTCTGAATCAATCAAAAGTCTATTTGTGACTCGACTAAATCTAATCTCTTTTTCTGGTTGGAAGAAGTCTGAAATCATACTAATATACCTTTTTGCAGAATCGTATGACGCAAGACCAAGATTAGATTGATAACCAAGACCCGTATTAATACCAAAGTAATCGCTAAGAGCCATTTGATATCGAACATCAAACATTGCGATTCCTTTTAACGGGCCGAACTGAAAAACTTTTGATATTGAAACAATATCATTTCCAGTAGGTCCGCCACTTGGAAATCCCTTTGGAGTCGCTAATGTGTTGGTTAATATGAAGCGGTTTGTAATATCGTCAGCGGTGAGTTCGTGAGAAAAGTAAACTCTCTCAACACCGTCAAAATGCCGCTCTTGGAAGAATTGTAACGCTTCGTCCAATCTGTCCTCTGCTTGCTCACGATCAACATTTATTTCAATAACGGGAGCGCCCAGTTTTCTTAAAGCGTAATCAATTAAACCGTCTTTAGAGGTTATAGTTGCCATGTATGCTCCTTATTTACAATATGTATAAGAAAACGCAGGAGAACTAGCCTCCTGCGTTTCGTTTGAATTTGGTTTTAATTATTCTTCTTCTTTTGTCTTTGGATCTGGAAGTGACACTTCAACCTTATTAATTATATCGTAATCCATATTTTCGATGTAATACTTTCTTGTAATCGGCATTTCGCTTTCGTCTGGCTCGCTTGGTTTGTAATTCGTAAATCCGGGCATATTTAAAGGACATGCGAGTTTTGGAAAGTCTAACTTACTGTAATTGTCACCCTCTGCCATCAACCATGTTTGCTCTCTGTCACCACATCCACACCCACCACAAAAATGTTTTCCGGGTGTTTTACTTTGCGTCAAGTGTTGACACGCAGGAAGTTCTCCTCCAACATGTTCATTCCCAAAGCATGAAATTACTCTGAGTTGCTTTGATGGCTTCGCTATTCTTTTACTACTAAAACCTTTAGACGCTAACGAAGAGGCATAACTCTGCACCATACCGATGCTTTTTTTCAGAAAGCCACCCTCTTCTTTTTTTTCTTCTACTTCTCTAAACTTTTTTTCACATGATGAACAAGACATATTAATCCTCCACTTTTATTCTTCGCACTAATCTTACACGGAATCGACTGTCAAGTCCAGATAAAAATGTATATCCGTTCATGGGACCTAGTGTGTTTCCAACGAGCAGTCCATAAACAAGATTTGCTGCTGGATATTGTTTTACTTTCTCTTGCGACTTTCTCTTAAATGATCTATTCTTTCGTGTCGAACTCATATAAGGTAAATTGGACTGTATTTTTGCATGATTTTGAGAATATCTATTTAAGTTTTTACCAAACGCTAAATCTCTCTGAACTCCTGCGATAAATCCTAATTCGTCAATACTTGGAATGTACCAATCTTTAAATCCAAACCTATTGTAATTTCTAACTTGTCGATATAAATCTGTCTGTGGTAACTTTTTCTGAGTATTATCACCGTATGTATTATACAATCCATCGGAGAAAGAACTGGTTTCATCCATTGGGTTTTCTGATGTGTTTAAGTAAGCGTATGTAATGTCGAGTAAACCAAACTCACTACCTAAATCACTTGGACACATGATGAGTGCCCAACTGGTTTTATCGCCGGGACCAGCCATTGTTGATGCTTTTGTAAATGGTGTTGCTCCCGTTTCCACATTTGCCAAAACTTCAGAAATGCCGGGAGTGAATGTTCCCATATAAACTCCACCAGCAAAAACAGAGCCTGCTTCTGGTAAGTCTGACGATTTTATTGTGGGTGGAACAACAAACCCGTTCTTAAAAACTGTTGGAGGTTCGGGACACAAAGAAGAACTACAAGTAATTGGACCACCTTCATCTGGAATATTATACAATCCGTTTATCCTTTCACATTCACTTCGTGTTTCATAAGAACACAAAAATCTTTTACCATCATCAGAAATCTTGCAACATGCACTTGCATCTTCACCTTCGGGTATTACTATTTCAGCGACTCTTCCTTCGGGTGGAGCGAAACCCTGTGGTGGTGCTTCGGGACAAACCTTTGGTTGTCTCCCCGCAAACGTGTCATAATCACATATTCTACTTACATCAAATTCTGACTCACAGTTTTCGTCTTGTCCTTCATATTCCAAGAACAAGTCTAAACACTCTCTTGAACTACAAACGTTTGAGCAATCTCTGTATGTGGCACCTGAATCGTCGGTGACACAATGACAACACGAATATGGTGTTCTTACATCAAATCTTTCGTCTATACCGTCCGTTTGACATAACTGAGTTCTTGCAAATTCGGAATCATCAAAACTAGAAGTTGGTGTCCAATTTCCACCGACAAAATCACATTCACATTGAGTTATACCTGATCTAATACCGTCACCAGAAGCAAAACGACTGCCTACTCCCTGTGCAAAAGCATGATCTGGGTGCATAAAGTCTGCATCCGTTCCTGTGTTTTTTGTGGTGTATGGACACGCACAACAGAATCCTAATGCACTCACATCGGGACATGTGACTTGTTCCGGTGGACCTGCAATAAAATAACCAGACTGTCTATTGCACTCGATAAAAGTTTTTACAGTTTTGTTTCCGTTAGAATCACAACATGTGCCAGTAACTCCGGGGAGTCTGTCTCCATAGTCAACGACTGTTTTTATTCTTCCTCGGATCTGTGTCATCTCTTACAATCTCTCAACGCTGCACAATAGTTATCGACTCCCGGTGTTGTCGGACAAAGCATTGACACACACTCTCCATCAACAACTTTCTTCGCTAAGTAGAACCCGTCAAAAATTTTATCGGGTTGTAATGTTGAATTTTCAGAGTAATTGTCTTTAAAGTATGTATTCGAGACATAGTTACTGTACGCAGCACTTCGAGGTTTCACCGGACTAAATCCTTGCACACCCTGTCCGTAACCCAAAGGTAATAATTCACTTTGACATCCTGTGCATGTGAGTAGTGGGAGTCCAGTAAACGGAGACAGTGGAAGAACACTTGTATCAAATGCGTACACAGAGCATTCAATATTAAATTCACCGGGGACTAAACCGATACAATTAGGTCCATCACACTTACCTTCTCTCGCTTGAGCGGAGAAGTCCCACGAGAAGTTTGGTCGATCCCAGTTTAAGTCCGCTCGATCCCCACTTTGATTTGTAAATCCAACGTTCCAAGACGATCCGTGACATGTGAATGGTGTGTATTTACTTGTATCATTGAAAACAATACCCCCATTTTCGCTTGTCACGAACGGGCTACTCACACCTTGCAGACCCAGTCTATAATGATATCCCTTACAGAATGAAAGGAGTTGGGCGCCAGCATAAAAATGTCCGTAAAGGTAATCGGTGCCACCATCTTCATCGTAGCCTTGATAGATTTTTCCGTACGGAAGTGTTATGTCTCTTCCTGTATCTGGATCAACATCGGTAAACCAATCTGGAGTCGTGTAACCTGTTTCAGTTGAAGTGGCATTAAACCGACTGTATGTTTGAAGTCTGTTACAACCAGCACAATATGAATTTGAACTACACGTTTGATCATCGGGGATCTCACCCTTTGTCATCGTGATTGGCCATTTTTCATCTGCCTCCCAGTAATGATTTGTGTTCTGGTCCAAAATGATTTCGTCTGTATGATCATATACTTTTCTTGCACCGCTGTTATATTTAAACCCAGCAGCGTCTGTGCCATTGTACCGATAACCTTTTTGAATGACGGGCCTTCTTTGTCCGCTTTCATCTTTATAGTATTTTGTGCTAAGATTCCATTCCATCGGAGTGTCTTTAATTTCGTCATACAGACAATCACACATTGAAGGATCGGTAACTTCAAATCCAATTCTTTGTGGAGAAGAAGCCACAACCATTGCATAATCATCGTGATCTTGAAGATCCTCTGCGTCCTCGCATGAATCGAGTAGTGCATACCTGCACTCTTCACTCTGACATGCTGCAAGTTTTTCATTAAAGTCTGCCCCGGGTCTTAACTTAGATTTACCGATTGTCAACACACCCTTAGTTCCAAATATACCAGTACCCTGTGTGTTATTATCGTAAGAGGTATTGATTGATCCAGCATCATTCTCTATAATTGATCCCCTAGCATAGAAAAGTCCATGTGTTGCAATAAACATAGGATCTAACCAACTTCGATCTACACCAAACCAAAGAGGAGCAACATAAGCGCCGGGAGTGTCGGTCTCAGGATCTCCAGTTTCAAAGATGGTAAAGTTTCTTTGGTTTACTGGTCCTATACTTCCATTTACATAACCGATGCACTGATCATAATCGTTGACATGTTCGCCGGGGTTTGAAAGCGGTGAACACCATTTTGGTGTTGCTCCACATGGTGATGGAGGATTCCAACGACAGTTTTCCTCTGCGACACTAATACCCACATTGGTATCAAAGTAATCGTAATCAGAACATTGCGGATTGTCATCACAGAATCCATCTGTGCATTTGCCACAATCGGCACTGTTGTATGGACAATTCGGATTGATTATCTTATCACAACCATCGTCTGGTGGTTCTGGTTTTTCTGGATCCTTATCAATTTGTCCTTTAATTCCACAACAGCCGGGGAGTTGTTCACCAAGTGCGTAATATCTCCAGTTAACCTCCGAGCCATTGTTGTACGGGATGTAGCAACCGGCTCCACGATCTTGTGGATCACCCACTGGGAACTGTGGATCATAGTCAACATAATACGGTCCATTAAATGTGCAGATTCCAGAACACACTGCGGTGTCTTTATTTTGTGTGTTACACGAACTGTTTGGTTCTTCACCCTCATTGAAACAGGGTTGGTTGAAATCACAATTTTCACATTTTCTGAAAGCAAATCCATATTGAACCAAATTTGTTCTGAAATCATTACCATAGTCATCTCCATTTTCACAACCTTGGCCAAAGAGACAACCCTGAACGTTTCTTCTCATCGTGTAGCCACAACTTGGATCATTTATTGGTTCACAGAATGGAGATCCACCACTTGGAGTGCTTTTTTGTCTACCAGCAGGACAATCGGGTCCAAAGTGACCCGGTCCTGTTTCTGTTAAAGTAAAGGAACCATATGTGTTACGGAAATCAATAAAGGGTTGTGCGAATATTTGTGAATAAAGATAATCCACACCGATAATATTAGAACCATCTTCACTTCTGGTATCGGATCCGACATCTCCCTCGTTATCCCGAGAGGAACAGGTAACAATTATTTCCGAAATGGGTGCTTCGTCTTCAAAGTAAATGTTTGCGTCAAAACCGTCTGGTGGGACCCCGTCAACACAGGGAGTTCCTAACGCTTCCAGAACGTCACAGATGTTCGCTGTATCAAGAATTCCCGCCTCATCCTTTTTAAATGGATTTTGGTAGAATCCAGCACCGTCAAAGGATGGTAATCCCGGTAGTTTAACTTCATTCGGTCTATTATCGTAAATTACGCCGGGGAAGAAGGTTTTTAAATTATCACTAAATGCACCTAAACTTGGGAGTGCGTCTCTTGCTGCACAACAACTCTCTAATTTATTTGCTTGTCTTGTGTGGAAGGCTTGTAAACCAAAACTTGCCAAACCGTTACCATTGTCAGCAATGCTATCATCTCCAAGTCCGGGTGTATCATTTATAAATGCAGACGATGTTGCAAAACAAGCATTCGGATCGACGGAGCCCTCGCAGTCAAATATTCCACCATTAAATTCACTCAGTTTTTCCTTTTGAATAATTTGATACTTACACGCACCACAGTAGTGTGGGTTAGTGCTGGGGCTTTCTGGATCACAATTGCCAATTAAACCACCGCCGGGAACTCCGGTGGTATCGTTGGGGGGATACGCTGCGTTGCCACCGCTCCCGTCATCGTTTGGAACATATCGAAGATCGGTTGGATCATCAACTGGTGGTCTGTTGTTTGGACGATAGTAATTGTTGCAACCGGGAAGTCCGTGTGGTCCGCCCGGGAAAAAAGGCATAGAGTTAGAATAATCAAGAGCGATCTCACAAATCTCGTCCTTAACATTTATTGGTCCACCCTGTGCAAAGTCACATATATCTGTAATTCCAAAATATGCCTCGGTAAAGTGACAACAACTAACACATAACTCACCGGCAAGAATTTCCTCAACATTATTAGGATCAATATCATACCAAGTGTAACAATTTCCTATTTCATCTCCACAGCAATAGGCATTGCCGTATCCACCACCACCAGTGCCCTCTTGTTGTTGTGTTCCGTTGACGCATTCACAGAAGGGACATGGTGGCAGGAAGTCTCCGCACGGTTCACCCACACAATTACATGTTCCATCAGGATCAAGACCACGAGCGTAAGACTCAGCACTAGATGGGTTGCTTCCCCCTCCAGTTAATGGATTACCATAATCATCTGGCATACATTGACACCAAGATCCGCCAGAATTCTCACACGCAGTTCTACAATCATAGAATTGACCACCACGATCATCACACGGGCACTCTTCGCCCGGTGAAACACCGTCGCAGATTCCGCAACAAACACCTTCAAATTCATAATGCCAATTAGGATCGCTCGGGCCAGCGTTTAATAAGTCTTGATCACAGAACGATCCAAGAATGTTTTCAGATCCTTCTCCACCCTCTGTTCCCTCTCCGGGCACATAACCGGACTCAGGAATCCAACCATAGCAGTCACCACAGAGACATCCACCATCAGAGCCATTTGTGTAATCGTCGTCAACATCCCAACAAGGATTATATCCTGCGAAACAAAGTAAGTGATTGATTCCCTCATATCGTGTATCAATGAAGTCAATGGACGCTTGAAGTGTGTCAATCAACGAGGAATCATATGTCAAGCAGCAGTAAGAACCACCAAGTTTAGGATCTGGTGCATTTGCACAAACTGATGGAGTTGTCGCATCACTTCTATTTTGACAGTTGTTTGGATCACTTAACCCACCATTTCTGTGATCTCCGGCTTGTTGGAAATCATACTCTGCAAATGTCGAGTTAGGTCTAGCAGCACAAACAGATTCCTTGACACCCTCTCCGTTAATCCCATCGTCACAATAGAATTGACCATCTATTGGGTTATTTGATCCATCAAGAACGGATGAGCAACATGAACCGACTGGTTCACCGCAAATTCTAAACGTTCCGGTGCCGTCAAGTTCACCCTCTCGGGCAGCACAGTTTGATCCGGTTTCATGAGCAGCAATTCCGTTACCTGTAATGTCTCTACAATTTTCAATCGGAACGTTGTCAGCACAATATTGTCCGTTGGAATAATAAGCATTAAATAAAGCCGATTCACCTTGTGCGATTGCTTTTGTTAAAGTTGCAGGTTCACCTTGACAGCAAGATCCAATTTCAGATATGCACTCTGACTCATCATTTCTTTCTGAACAAAGTGATCCACTCCAACTGAAACCAAGAGGTGTGCATTCAGATTCACGAATCTCATTTACACAAATATCACCATAGCAACATGAACCTAACGGTGAAACGCAACCATCTTCCTCATCGGTTTGTCTTTGGGCACAAGTTCGTTCTCCATTCCAATTTCCGGTGCAGTCTAATATGGAAACATTATCCAAGCAACCGTTTGGATAACCTGCACCGTTGCAACAAGAACCAAGAGGTGCAAAACAACCATCCTCAGATCCTCTTGCAGAGCAGGGTTTTTCACTGAAACTACCTCCGTCAGCGATGCACTGCTTGGATGTTAGACCGTCTCTACACTCAAAAGGATAACTGGTTCCATTACAGCACGAACCTGTTGGTTCCACATAACTACAAGATCCATCCCCAGCAGCAGATTCACATGTAAACTCGATAAAGAATGCAGATCCCGGCTCACCAAAACACTGGCAATATTCAGCAGTTGTTGTTCTACAATTACCATCGAGACAACATGTACCAAAATCATCCATCAGATCGTATAGCAATTCGATTCCACCAGCATACTCTGACGCAAGAGGAATAAAGTATTGATGAACCAATTGTTTGCCACTTACATACAAACCAGCGTTAACTGGAGTAAGGGCTTGGCTTGGTCCAGTAAGGGGTTCGCTCGGTTGAGTAAATGTTGCACCCACTTCATCTGTGACTGAAAATGCACCGAAGAAACCACCAACATTCGGGAATGAAGTTGGATCATTAAACAGATTAGTCACGCCCGAATATGGATTGGATGGTTGGTTATTTAAATTACCCACCAAGAAATCAGAGAACGCTGTTGCGATGTTTTGAACTTCAGCGTCTGTTTTGGGTGGACACTGAACACTTGGATATGGAATACCTAACTCTTGACAAACGGTAGCCCAAGGGAACCAAGAGTATCCTCCAGCGACATCATCGGCAGGAGTAAGGAACGCTTTATAAACGTCAATGTTTTTCGCTGCAAAATATTGTCCCGCACCATTTTCATCAATGTAGATTCCGAGTCCAGTTTCGATTGCAAGACCACATGGATCTTGTGTGCAGTTGCTCAGAATAAACTCATTACAGTCTCCTGAACAGTCTGCACTTGACTCCACTGGTGTGCAAGTTTTTCGAGTGTAGAAGAAGCCATTAACTTCGTATGGTTCGTTGACACAGCAAACACCGGCGCCGGTTTCAAAGCAACAGTTGATATCTTCACAAACTGTTCCTCCACCTTGGAAAATACCACCTTTTAACTGACACTCATCGTATGTTGTGTCATCATAACATCCGCCCGGATCATCCGGTGGTGGAGGTGGTGGAGGTGGTGGTTCACCTGTGCAATTGTCGCAACTGGATGAGTCTCCACCCTCTGTCCATCTTGTGATCAAAGGTGGATCTTGACAAATCGGTGCGCCGGTATTTTCTGGATCATCACAGAAATCACCGGATGGGTCGTCTGAATCTGGGAATGGATTGCCACCACCCGCTCCACCTTCGCCTGTGCATTCAAATTCAGTGGTTTGTCCGAAATAGTTTCCGTACAGTGTGGAATTATTTTCGCAAACTTCACAGCAAGCACCCTGTGGTGCTGCAATTTGACCGTCACACGATGGGTAATCACCTCGGTAACTCATAACCCACGACGCCGCAGCGAAACCATTCACCACTCCATCACCAACAGAACCTCCACCTCCACAAGGTCCTACACTAAAACCATTTTGTTCATCTCCGAGTCCTTCTTCACTTAATACGACTCTATTATTATTTGCTAATAAAAACTCGTCTGTAAGCGCAGTGTGAAAACCATTCGTCACGTTGCCGTCAAAGAAATAATCAACTCCGATAACATTACTACCGTCCGCTTCCGCCAACGCACCATCACAAGTAACCATGAAGTCCCGTAATGGTGTATTTACACCGACCTCTTCAAGCAATCCCCAAGATTCAGTGCCGAATGGTGATGCTCTATTGGGAAAAGCGGGTTGGAAATCTTCAATTGT